ATGTTTTCAGTTAGGCAAGCAAGACTTATAAGTGAATTAACTCAAAAAGAGATTGCTGAAAGGCTTGGCGTCCATCGGCAAACCTACATGAGATGGGAGTATAATCCAAGTGAAATGCCGGTTGGGAAAGCTATACAATTTTCGAAAATGGTCAATCGCAGTCTAGATGAAATTTTTTTTGAGTAACATTCCACTTAAAGTAGACAATTCTACTATTAGTGGAATGTTTTCTCTCAAACTGTTAACTCGGAGCTGCCTTGGGGTAGGAGCCAAGACAGTCTTATGGCAAAACTGATTATTGTTAGTATAGCAAATATTGCGAGATATGAAACGACATTATCAAATAATATATTAGACTCAGTAAAGGAGAAATGATTGATGAAAGAAAAAACGACTGAAGAAAAAGAAGTGATTCATCAATTAAATAGATACAAGCAAATGCAGGCCAGAATCCAGGTTCTTGATAATTATTCGATAGGAGCTGGTTTGACGATGAGACGGCTTAATCAGGATGATAAGCTGCAGGCTCTGCATCAGCGTTTGCGCGGAATGCCAAGTTATAAATACTTATCTAAACACGAACAGAAATTGGAAAGAGCGGCAAACGCATATTTATCTAAACAACGAAATGGTCTCAAAAGTCAGCTTGCCGAGCTTCCAAAGGAAGCGGCAAATGAAGAGGACGAGATGCTGCTTGCTGAATTGCGCGGAAAAATCAAGAAAGTTATTGCAGCCCGGGGATATGATGATACGAAAAATGATTTTGACGCGGTTCTTGATCGTATAACCGAGCTGCAGTATCTGCAGGAAGAACTTAGTCAGATCGACACGATCCTGACGGCGCTTGAGTGTTATAAACCGAATTTGTCCAAACTTCTTCGCTTGAGATATGTTGAAGGAGAGTCCGTTGAAGAAACGATCAGCCTTCTGGGGATTGTTGAACGAACGTATAAGCGTTGGAGAAAACAGGCGATTGAACAGTATATTATTCTTTCCGCTTAAAGTTGTCCCTAAGGTTGTCCCCTTGAATGTACTGTTTCGGCAAGTCAACCCATGCTAATATGATATTATCAAACGAAATGTTAAGCAGTAGTCAGCCGCTCCTGAGGAGCGGCTTTTTACTTGGATGCCAGGCTGTGGAACATTGTTCCGCAGCCTTTTATCATCCAGCTGACATTATCGGATGATGAAGGGAGGGAGGATGCCATATGCGCTAACCAGCCGTTTGGGCGAAAAATGAATGGGATGATCGGGCAAAGCTTTGCGAGAGCGCAAGGCTTTTTTTGTTCGGTTAATGCTCAAGAACAAAAGGTAACGCGAAATGAATTGATTCTCAAAGGAATTGAGGTGATGCCGTGCAGATATCGATTAACGATGTAAGACATGCCGTGATTCAAACCTTGCTCAACGCTTTTCCGCTAATACCGGTCTCGGGCGATGACATTAAGCAGCAGCTTGATCCGCCTTGCTTCTACGTGAAATTGTTGGAGTCAACCCATCGGCTTGAGCCCGGCAATCGTTATCATCGGGATTTCCCGTTTCTTATTCTGTACTCCGGTACGGACGGAAACGAGGATCTGTATGATGTAGCGGAGCAGCTAACATCGGCTTTGCAGGTAATTGCGCTAGAAGGTTACCAATTCAATGGTGCGAATATGAAGCACCATATTGTAGACGGGGCGCTTCAATTTAACGTCGATTACAGTTGTACGGTTACAAAGGATATGCCAAATCATCCGCGGATGATGCAATTGCACCAAACAGGAGGTATCAAACCATGAGCAAATCAGCGAAGCAGCGAACGACTTATTCCAAGACGCAAGTCTTGAAGGCAAGTTGTTTTACGCCGCTGCAAAGGGATTTTCTTAAAGCTCTATTAGTAGAAGGCAAGTTTTACACGATCGACGAGGCAGCAAAACAAATCGAGCAGTATTTAAAACAGGAGGCGAAGTAAAAGATGGCAGGTGGAACATTTACCATGCAAAACAAAATTCGGCCAGGTGTTTATGTGAACGTTGGCGGTAAAGGACAAGCGTTGGGTACTTTGGGGATCAGAGGAACTGCAGCGCTGGCGCTCCCGCTGTCGTGGGGAGCATCGCAGAAGATGATGGCATTGGATGCGGGAGATAATTCGCTAGTTAAGCTCGGCTATGACTTGACTGCCGGCTCCATGCTGCCTGTCCGGGAGGCGTTGAAACATGCAAAGACGCTGTTCATTTATCGTTTGAATACCGGTGAAAAAGCATCCGTTACAATCGGGCAACTGACAGCAACGGCGAAATACGGCGGTGTCCGGGGGAATGACCTGACGGTTGTTATCGAGAATAATATCGATGACTCTGAGAAGTATGATGTAAAAACATTTGTAGACCAGGCCCAGGCTGATCTGCAAACGGTAACGACGATTGCCGAATTGAAGGCAAATGATTGGATCGACTGGACGGGAACCGGCGGACTGACGGCAAGCGCTGGCGCGCCACTTGTTGGCGGTACGGATGGAGCGGTTACCAACGCCGATCATTTGAGCTTTTTGTCAACTCTGGAGTTATTTGATTTCAACACGGTTGCTTATGTTGGAACAGACAATACGATCAAGAATGTCTATACCTCCTTTGTGAAGAGGCTTCGTGATGACGAGGGCAAGAAGGTACAGGCGGTAGTCGAGAATTATCCGGCAGCTGATTACGAAGGTGTCATTAGCGTCAAGAACGGAGTAGTACTCAGCGACGGCACGACGCTCACGGCGGCGCAGGCGACTGCATGGGTAGCCGGCGCAACAGCGGCAGCTGATGTGAACGAGTCGCTTACTTATAGCGTTTATGACGATGCAGTAGATGCCTCTCCGCGTTATACCAATAGCCAGATTAATACGGCGCTGCAAGCCGGCGAGTTTGTGTTTACAGCAAGTAATGGCAGAGCGGTTGTCGAGCAGGACATTAACAGCTTAACAAGCTTTACGGCAGAAAAAACGAAAGCCTTTAGCAAAAACCGTGTAATCCGGGTTCTGGATGGCATTAATAATGATTTTGTCCGCATTTTCTCGGATTATTATCTGGGTAAAGTATCGAATAATGCCGCAGGACGTAACTTGCTGAAGGCGGAGTGCATCAGCAACATTAGTACGCTTCAGGGAATTGGCGCTGTACAAAATTTTGATGCTCAAACTGATATCTCGGTATACGCAGGGCAAGAAACCGATGCTGTTGGCATTGACTTGAATGTTCAGCCCGTGGACAGTGTTGAAAAAATTTATATTACGGTAACCGTAAACTAAGGAGATGACGTAAATGCCTTTTATGTTGGAATCTGATGCCATTAGCGGCAAACAAGCAACGGCGACTGCGACAATTAATGGCCGTGTGGAAGAATTGTTTTATGCAAAATCGATTGAAGCAACGATTGAGAAAAATAAAGTGGATGTGCCGGTTCTTGGCCGGACCAATACGCCGCAACGTTCCGCAGGCTGGAAAGGCAGCGGTACTCTGACTGTGTATTATGTCACTTCTGTATTCAGACAGCTGATGTGGTCTTATATTCAGACCGGCCAGGATTTCTGGTTCGATCTTCATATTACAAACGAGCAGCCGGGTTCTGCTTCCGGCAAACAATCGGTTGTGCTTAAAGGCTGTAACCTGGACAGCATCATTGCTACAAAGTTTGACGCGACCAGCGATGATATGCTCGACGAAGAAATGCCGTTTACCTTTAACGGTTATGATCTGCTTGATCAATTCAATACGATTACGGGCGCCTAACAGGCGCCTTATTTCATAATACGGAGGTAGATCTCGATGAATCTGCAAGAATTTCTTAATAACCATCCTGTTGATAATCTGACGGAGGAAATTATCGTTTCGCCGCGTTTTAAAGATGCCGAAGGAATGCCGCTTAAATTTACGATTAAGGCGATGACCAGCCAGGAGTTCGAGGAAATCCGCAAGAGCGCGACCGAAATTCGAAAAGGCCGCAAGGTAGAGTTCGATGCGCAGAAATTCAATTTGCGTGCGGTTATTAACCATACGATTGTGCCGGATTTCAAAGACGCGGCAAGTATTCAGAAGCTTGGCTGCCGCACGGCGGATGAATATGTGCAAAAAGTGCTGCTGGCCGGCGAAATGTCTACCATCGTCAGCAAGATTCAGGAGCTTAGCGGCTTTGACGTCGGAATGAACGAATTGATTGACGAAGCAAAAAACTAATCATGGAGGGGGACGGCGAAGCCAATTACGCCCACTACGCCCTCCATCAGCTGTATATCCTTCCGGGACAATTTGTTCAATTACCCCGGGAGGAGAAGGCTTTTATAATGGCATCCATCGATATTCGAATCAAGAAAGAGAAGGAAGCCGCGAGGAAAAGATGATCGATACGTTATTTTGAGAAGGGAGGTGAAAACTTTGGCTACATTTGCTCTCGCAATTAACCTGACAAATTCAATGTCCAAGCCTCTTGCTGGATTTATGAAACAGGTGCAAAAGATGGAGGCGGCCGTTGATAGATTAAATCAGACGATGTCGGGATTAGGCGGCATGCAAAGTCTGGTGCAAAATAATTTGAAAGTCGTTCAAGTCACGCAAACCGTTAATAACAGCTATCAGGAAATCAATAATACCCTTACTCAAACCGCTAACAGTTATCAGCAGATCAACAATACATTGAATCAAACGAACAACACGCTGAGTGAAACGGCGGCCCAGCAAGAGAACGTAACGGAAGCGGTAGAGCAAGGACAAGGCGTCGTAGGTTTGCTGGATAAAGGAATTAAGGGTTTGATTAGCAAGTATGTGTCTTTGCAAAGCTTGCAGGATGGCATGAAGCTGAGCGACGATTATATGAATTCTCTAACACGGATTGAAGCAATTAATGATAAGCTGCAGACGAGCGAGCAATTGCAATCGAAGATTTTTTCTGCAGCCAATCGATCAAGAGGAAGCTATTCAGACATGCTTGCCATGGTGGGTCAGTTGAGGGCTGCAGGGGCGTTTAAAAGTAATGATGAGGGGATAGCGTTCGCGGATACGATGCAAAAATCGTTCCGGTTAGGCGGAACCAGCATGGAGGATCAGAAGTCGGGAATGGATGAGCTTGCCGGTGTGATGTCGGAAGGAAAGTTGAATGGCGATGGATTCCAATCTATTTTGGATAAGGCGCCTATGATTGCGGCCGCTATCTCCCAGTTTACGGGGAAATCAGAAAGTCAGCTGCAAGAAATGGCGGAGAAAGGAAACATAACTGCAGACATTCTTAAGAACTCCATGTTTGCTGCTTCGGGTGAAATTAATGCCAAATTCGGCGAACTACCGATGTCCTTCGGTGATTATGCTACACAAATGCGGAACACGGCTTTACAGTCCTTTGGTCCGGTAATCGAGCAAATCAGCCAGTTGATCAGCAGTCCTGCCGGGGAGCAATTCATTCAAGGTTTTGGAACAGCTATTTCATTTGCAGCGCAGCTGGCTGGTCAGTTATTCACGGCAGTATCCGCTGTAGTTGGTTTTATGAGCGATAATATGCCGATTATAGAACCAATTATATGGGGACTGGTAACAGCAATGACAAGCCTATGGTTAATAACCAAATGGCAAGCCATAGCACAGACATTCCAGGCGGTAGCCTCGGGATTGTCGACTGCCGCCTTATTCATCCAGATGGTGGCTGTTTTGGGCCTTCGGGAGGCTTGGTCTACCTTAAATACTACGATGAAGACCAATATATTTATCGCTATTATTTCAGTTGTTGTCGGGCTCATCGTATGGCTTATTCATCTTTGGCAGACGAATGATCAGTTCGCTGCGGCATTAATGCGTGCCTGGAACGTCATCCTTAATTTCTTCGACCAGATTCCAGGTTACTTTTGGGGCATGGTTGAAGCTATGCTAGCTCCCTATGTATGGCTTGCTGAAAAAATTGGTTTTATTTATGACACAGTAATAAATGGAATAATCGATGGTATTAATCATGTTTTACAGATTGTAAATAAAGTCACGGGCTCTTCTTTTGAAATTCAAGGCCATTTCAGTATGGAGAATCTGACCAAAGACATTCAGTCATTTGTAACAAGTCAGCAAGATGATGCCTTCGCAAAAGCTGCCGATCAAGCTGCAAAACGGGAGCAGCAAGTGAAAGACGCGATGGCAGATCGCGAAAAGGAACGCTCGCAGAAAGAAGCCGAAAAGAATGCAAAGTCTGATTACAGCAAGTTTGTAACCGGATCTTATTCGGAATCCGTATCTGGAAATTTACCTGGAACCGTACCCGGATCACTACCCGGAACCGCTACTGGTGCCGGAACTATTGCCAAGGTCGGAGAAGTGGGTGAAGTCGGCAAAATCAATAATACGGTCGACATCTCCAGCGAGGATATTGAAATGATGCGGAACATTGCCGAGATGAATGCGATTCAGAACTTTGTGACGCTGACGCCAACGGTGCAAGTAACGACCGGGCCGATATCGAAGGACGTTGATGTAGACGAGGTTATCCGAAGGATCGGCAGCACAATGGAGCAGGAGATTCAGTCTTCTGCACAGGGGGCTTACGGTTAATATGTTATACACGGGCGCTCTGAATAAAGAGCGCCTTTGTATGTTGAAAAAGGTGGTGTGAAGATGGCGGAGACAAGTCCGTTCACAATGAAAATGGGCTGGAACAACGGTAAGGAGGGATGGGAGTTTCCGGTCCTGCCTGACGAAATCAACATTAAACGTGATGGATCCGGCAAGGATTACAATATTATCGGTACCGGTCCGATCAGCACGATTGAGAAGCCGAAGCTTGCGGAAATAAGCTTCAAAAGCTTTTTCCCCGGGCATAACTATCCCTTTAATCAAAGTATTTATCATTGGAACACGAATGTTCCGGACCCTAACGCTTATGTGAACGACATTAACAGATGGATGCATAGCGGTTACCCTGTCCGGTTCGTTTATGTGGGCAGCAATTCCGAGGATGATACAGCTAAAATCAGTCTGCCGATGTCAATTGAATCCTTCGAGCGTTGGGAAGAGGCGGGTTCGCCGGGCGATATTTTCTATTCGCTTAAGCTTAAGGAGTATGTCTTCCATTACCCGCAAAAGGTTAAAGCCGTAACAACAACCGATGGTACAACAAAGCTCCTCAAGGGTCCGCCGAAAAGATCGGATGAGCGGGTGCCGGCAAAGACGTATACCTTAAAGCCTGGCGATACGCTCATGAAGGTAGCCCGTAAGTTGCTGGATGACGATGCGCGGTGGAAAGAGATTCAGAAGCTTAACGGAATTACGGATGCGGACTTGAAGCGGCTGCCGGTCGGCAAGCTGCTGCAATTGCCGGAGAGGCGCTGATGCCAATGTTTGAGCTTATCGTCGACAACCGCAATGGAACGCTTTGGGATCTTTCCAAACTGGTGCCCGAATTGAGCTGGAGTACAAAACGGACCGGTAAAGCCGGCACGCTGCAATTTACGATTATACGCAACCCGTCCTACCAGGAGTCGCATTATGAGATTAATTGCGGTGACGTCGTCAGGCTGCGCATGAACGATACGGTTCTTTTTTACGGATATGTGTTTGTACTGGAGGATTCGGAGGATCGGGAATTAAAAGTAACGGCGTATGACCAGCTCCGGTATTTGCTCGAAACGGATACGTACGTGAAGACGAACGTTACGGCTTCCCAGGTTCTGAAGGATAACGCGCTTGCTGTTGGACTTGCGATCGGGGATATCGCGGATACGAATCATACGATAAAAACATTTTCGCAGGACGGGCAAAAAAGGCTGGATATGATTTATAAAGCGCTTGACGAGACGTTGATCGCTAAAGGGCGTATCTACGTTTTATACGATGAAGCCGGCCGCTTGATGCTCAAGGATATTGAGAACATGGCTCTCGATCTGATCCTCGGTGACGGAAGTCTCGTGTACGGGTATTCGTTGAAACGAGACATCGATTCCGATACCTTTAACCGGGTGAAAATGGTGAGGGATAATCAAGAAACGGGCAGGCGTGAGGCTTATATTCTCGAAGACAGCTCCAAGATCGGCAAGTGGGGACGGCTGCAGTATTATCAGAAAGTCGATGACGGTCTCAATAAAGCCCAAATCACTGCGATGATGGAACGCGTAATGGAGCTGAAAAACCGCGAGCAGAAATCATTCAAACTGGATGCCCTTGGTTATATCGGTATGCGTGCGGGCGTGAAGCTGCAGATTACGATCAAGGAACAGAATATCAATCAATATTTTCTCGTTGAAGAATGCACTCATCAAATGAAGGGGGACGAGCATACGATGAGCCTGGAATTAAAGGTGTATGGCACATGAGTATTAACGATCAAGTGAAAAAAATCGTGAAAGAGTATTTAAGCTCTATACAGCCGGTAGCTGTCATGTATGGAACGGTTACGAATGTAAATCCGCTGGAAGTGAACGTTGATCAACGGCTCACCTTTTCGGCGGATTTTTTAATAGTACCGGAACATATGGGCATGAGTCTGGAGCCGGGAGCCAAGCTGATTCTGCTTCGGGCAGCCGGCGGTGAGCAATATGTTGTGATAGGGAGGTTGCCGGATTGATTTTGCCAGAGGGAGCGGTATTAAATACGGCGGCAGAAGAAACAACACAGCCCAGCCGCACTTACCGGTTGGATCTTGAGCGCGGTAAGATTACAGGTTTTGTTGATGGACAGGACGCTGTAAAGCAGGCGATTTATAAAATACTGGATACGGAGCGGTTCGCTCATTTTATCTACTCCGGAAGTTATGGAAGCGAGAGAAGCGAATTATTCCGTTCGGATTACGAGCGCTGGATTCGTGATGCGCTATTGCAGGATGAGCGTATAAACGCTGTTCAGGATTTTGAAATAACAACAACCGGGGACGAGGCAGCCGTTCGTTTTACGGCTCTTACGATTTATGGCTCCGTATCCATTGAGAAAGGAGGATTCTAATTTGTACGAAACTCAGACCTTCGAAGTCATTCTGCAGCGTATGCTTGACCGTGTGCCTGGCGGCATAGACAAGCGGGAGGGAAGCGTGATTTATGATGCTATCGCACCGGCGGCCGCCGAGTTGGCGCAACTCTATGCCGATCTGGATATCCACTTGAATCTGGTATTTGGCAATACCTCGACCGGGGAGTTTTTGAGCCGGAGAACGTCTGATTTCGGGATTGAGCGCCAGCAGGCTTCTAATGCCCAGCGGCTTGGTCTTTTTTACAACAATGCTAATGTACTGATGGATGTCCCGATCGGCAGCCGCTATTCATTGGAAGGCTTGAACTACAAAGTGATCGGGAAAATCTCGACCGGCAGCTATAAGCTGCAATGCGAGACCACGGGAAGAGCGGGGAATGCCAATTACGGACAGATGCTCCCCATTGATTATATTAACGATCTGGCCAAAGCGATGTTGTCAGAGGTTTTGATCCCGGGCGAAGACGAAGAGGCTGATGATTCCCTAAGGCAACGATTTTTAGCAAAGGTACAGAAACCGGGAACCAGCGGGAATGTGTCCGATTATAAAAACTGGGCATTATCCGTGTCCGGTGTTGGAGCGGCGTATGTGAAGCCTTTATGGAACGGGCCAGGGACGGTTAAAGTGACCATTCTTGACAGTGAGATGCACCCGGCATCTGCAGCTTTGACCGAGGAAGTGCAAAACTACATTAGTCCGTTGCCGGGTATGGGACAAGAGGTGGCTCCGATTGGGGCTATCGTAACCGTATCCCCTGCCGAAGGGGTGGCTGTCAATATTTCGGCGAAGCTGCTATTAGACGGTTCGGTATCCTTGGCAGATGTCCAGAAGAATGTAGAGTCGGCAATCGCAGCTTATCTCAAGGGATTGGCATTTGCTGATGATCCTTCGCCTAAATACGTTCGAATGGGGGCATTGCTTTTGGATATAGCGGGGGTTAATGATTACTCCTTCCTGCAAATTAACGGGGGCATATCCAACATTCCGATATCCCCCGATCAAGTAGCCATACTGGGAGCGGTGGATTTGGAGGTGTAAATATGGCCTATAACTTTGTGCCCAAGCTAAATGCAAAATCGGACGGAAGCAACTATGTTGTGGAAGAAGCAGTGAAGATGACAGACGGTTCGTATATCGGCTTCCTGGAGCATGATAACATCCTGACAAATACGATAAGTGTCTATACGGGCTCTAAATATACTGGCTCGTTGGTTAAAGACGTCATCATCTCTATTCCCGAGGACATGCCTTGGAAGCGTCAGGTGAAAATCTTTGCGGCTGCGGATGAGGTTTATATAACCTACGAGACACCGGGCGATGTCGTTGAAGCAGATGATATTAATGGCCTGCAAATAAGTCTTACCGCTACGCAGAAAGAAATCGAGGATTACAAGACCAACGGGATTGTTGACGGGGGATCTTTTACAGGAGAGTGATGGAATGGCACAAACGATTCAATTAAAAAGAGGAACGAAAGCCCAACTGGATGCTCATGGACCGCTTTTATCCGGTGAAATGGGTTTTTGTACGGATACGAAAGAGATATTTATTGGAGACGGCAGCGCGAATACCCTTATCGGACGGGCCATGTCGGGGACAGAGTCTGCCAGGCCAACGGCTTCCGTCATAGGCCGTCTCTACTATGTGACAAGCGGAACAAACGCCGGTTATATGTACTTTGACAGCGGCACAGCCTGGCAGGCGGTCAACGCACGGAAATTAACGGATTTATCCGGTTCCCTGGACGATATTGATGACGGATCAAGCTACGGCAAGGTATTAAAGGCCGATCTTTCAAGCGGTCACGTTAATAAAGTTTCGGATGGATCAAACACTTTAACGGCAGCTGAATTAAAAGGGCATCTCAATAACGCCGGTCTGCACAGGCAAATTAACGATTCCGGATCAGCGGTAACGGATTTGTGGTCAGCGCAAAAGATTAGAAATGAAATTGAACTGGCAAAACGGAATATTGAGCCGCAAGCCTCCGTTAAAAATCGGACAACAACAGCACCTCCATCAACCCCGGCTGAAGGCGACCGTTATATTATCCCTGGCAGTGCAACGGGAGTCTGGTCCGGGAAGGCCAATCAGATTGCGGAATGGCAATCGTCAACCTGGACGTATTATCCGCCTGCCGTTGGTTGGACCTGTTATGTCGATGATGAGCAGAAGATTTACTCCTGGAACGGATCGGCGTGGGTCCGCACTGGCGGCGCGCTCCAAACGGTTGGAGCCGGCAATGGCTTGACGGGCGGAGGACAAGCGGACAGCGTGACTTTAAATGTTGGAGCGGGCAACGGAATTGCAGTTGCGGCTGATGCTGTTTCTGTCGTGGCTGGCAGCGGCATTACGGTTGGTTCAAGCGGCGTAGCCGTTAATATCGATTCCTCTGCTATTATCTATGACACTGCCAATGGCAACAGGCTTACTATCGGAACAGTAGACGGCGGGACGTTCTGATGGCCAGGAAAGCCTTAATTCAGATCCGCCGGGGACTCGAGATCAATATCGGTCTGCTGGCCGAAGGAGAGCTTGGTTATTGTACGGATAGCCAAAAGCTGTATATCGGAACCAGCGGTGGGAATGTCGTGCTTGTTGCTGCCCAAACAGCCGGGGATATGCTGAAATCCATCTATGATACCAATAATGACGGCAAAGTAGACGCTGCTGTTGCTGCAGATAACGTGCCATGGTCAGGAATTAGCGGTAAACCTGATGCCACTATTACTACCGCAGGTATCGTACAGCTTAACAGCACGGTAACGAGCACCAGCACGCTGCAGGCAGCTACCGCAAGTGCGGTTAAATCGGCTTACGATTTGGCCAATGGAAAATTAAGCCCAAGAGTAACCTGGAATCAACTGAAGGGGGTGTGAACTTTTGGCGTACGGTACTGAAGCCTACGGGGCACTCGCATACGGAACAGAAGCGGGAGAGGATGACAATAGCCCAAATACCGGCCTTGATTTATTAGCCTATCTCCCTCCCTATTACAGAGAGATAACGGAAATGAAAGAGCTTCAAAAAGCCGCCGGAATTGAAATTGGAACATTTTATGAGGAAAGCGGCAGCTTGTTAGATCAGTGTTTCATAGATACGGCAACCTGGGGATTAACACGCTGGGAGAGCGAGCTTGGCATTGCGGCCAATCGCTCGCAGTCCTATGAACGGCGAAGAGAACAACTGAAAGCCAAGCTATACGGTTCCGGAACAACAACGAAACAGATGATTATTGACACGGCGGCAGCTTTTTCAGGCGGTGAAGTTGCCGTGAATGTGTATCCGGAGCAATATCTGTTTGAAATTGTGTTTGTCGGATCAAAGGGAATCCCGCCGAACATGCCCGGGTTTATTCAAATGCTTGAGGATATCAAGCCAGCGCATTTGGCTTATAGCTTTAAGTACATTTATACCGTTTGGGACAATCTGGCTGCCCTATCATGGGGAGATGCCCATGCCAAAACATGGTCGGAACTAAAAGTATATGAAGGAGGAACGCAATGAAAACGACAAGTAATCTCGGGCTGATGAAGCCCGAAGGAACAGATGTTGTAGATATTGAGAATTTTAATACGAATGCGGACACGCTTGATACAACGATTGGCGCAATGTCTACCGTGCCAACAACGGCCAAAAATATTGCCGGGGCAATTAAAGAAATCCACACGGCAATGTCCAACCTGGATACGACCATTTCGGATGGAGAAATCACAGCTGCCAAGTTAGCAGATTCGGCGGTTACAAACGTTAAGCTTGCGGCCAATGCCGTGACCGGGGCCAAGATGGCGAACGGAACAGTGACGGCAACGCAGCTTGCCGACGGAGCTGTAACTTCGGCAAAACTTGCCGATAGTGGAGTAAGCGCAGGGTCCTACAGAAGTGTGACAGTTGATGGAAAAGGCCGGGTGACAGGAGGGACGAATCCAACAACTCTATCAGGGTATGGGATTACGGATGCTGCCCCGTTGGCTAGCCCGGCTTTAACGGGCACTCCTACGGCGCCAACAGCAGCGGCGGATAAGAACACGACACAGCTTGCGACAACTGCCTTTGTTATTGGTCAGGCAGGATCAACGGCGCCTACTATGAATGGAACGGTAGCGGCGGGTTCGTCATTGAAATATGCCCGTGCAGACCATGTGCATCCTACGGATACAACAAGGGCGCCGCTTGCATCACCGGCATTAACGGGAACACCAACAGCTCCAACAGCGGCTGTGGGTACGAATACGACGCAGCTTTCTACTACTGCTTTTGTAATCGGTCAGGCAGGAACAGCAACCCCTAATGCAGATGGAGTTGCCACTGCAGGTACATCCACTAAGTTTGCGCGCGAGGATCATGTCCACCCGGTAGATCCAGATGTTAATAAAGAAATTTCCTCCCTACGTCGAGAACTTATTTTGATGAAACAGCGTGAAGATCTTCGGGAAATTCAGGACCGTGTAGACGGGGCTACTGATTTGTTTTATGACATGATCGGTGGTAATTCTGCATCAATTCTGAAGCGTGATGACACCATGGCTACTGTGGCATCTACTATGTCTTCAGGAGCTACTTCGGCTACGGTAGCTTATTTGAAAGGCACATCTTTTATGGTCGGCCAAGAAGTTACCATTAATGATGTTGTATCCTCTGTGAAGTTCGAACGGGTACGGATTACAGGGGTAAACGGTACCACTGTCAGCTTCACAGCTATATCCAATTCCTTTGCTGCCGGGGCAGTTATTTATAGATCTGTCGGGGTATTTAATGGTAATGGCGGTGTATCCTTCGGTGGTTTTCCGAAGCCGACAGGTGTAACAGTTTCAGGTTCGACACTTATTACGGCAGCAAATGCAATGGTAGGGAACCGGGCGGGGGATAAGTTGGTTATCCTTAATAATGGATGGTTAGTGGCCATTTCTATGCTGGGAGCAAGTCCTTACACGGCAACTATGCACGTATCAAAAGACGGCGGGGCTACATGGGCTGTCGTTTGTACGTTATCGGGCCTTAATTTAGTCCAGGGGCCTCAAAGCGGTAATGGCGGGATTGTTGCCGTAGGAAATGCCGTTTTTTGGCTTACGCCGCCACAGGATAATAGAAAAATGCTCCTGTACAGGATTGATGTGGCTACGCAGGCTAATGTAGACCTAGCAAATACTATCCCTGTGTTCCGGTTTACTTCCAATTCGGGCATGACTGTAGCTGGCATTTCAGCCACGGATACTAAACTCATCGTGGCCTATGCCCAGTCCCAACCTGTAGCAGGGTATAGAATGTATTATAGGCAGTCTAGAGACTTATCTGGTGTGTATTGGGAAGATGAGCAAGCGTGGGGTAGCGGTTACGTGGTCTATTTCAATGGTTCTAACCAGCAGCTACTTCCGTGGATTACGATGCGTGCAGTGGGTAGTGAAGTTCTTCTAGCCTACGCTTCATATGACGGATCTTCCTACAATTATAGCTATCTCTTTACACTTAACACCGAAACGGGCGAAAGTACCTACACTTCTCAGCAGGGGGGGACCGGTAGTAGTCAGTATCGGGGATTTTCTATCTGTCATATACAGAAAAATGGACCGACTGCGGGTCGCTACTGGGCGGCCTATTGTGTAGGTAACTACAGCACTTGGAACATCTATTCTCAGTATTCGGACGATAAAGGTGCTACGTGGTCAGTTGCTAGCGCGGTTACCAATGGTTCCTTTGGGGCGGAGCAAAGTGGCGGCTTCTGTGAGGATGCAAGCGGTAATATATATATCCCGTATAACGATAGTTCCTCCGGGTTGTCCTTTGTTAAATGTCCTGTAGGTACTACTACCTTTGGAACAGCTATAGTAATAGATTCCGCTTTTACGGATCTAACAGGGGTATGTTTTACGCTTCCTTATATTCCTGGAACTGTTACTATTCCACCTGTTTTGTACGGCGCGGCAGCATCGGCGTATGTCAAATTCAAGGGCACGTATACGTGGGCGAATAGTATACAACCGCTGACAATGGATCTCCGTTATGCCGGTGATCCGTCTGACAATATAGATAGCATCGCATTATGGATACAACGTGACATCGACGCGAATTTCACGGTAACTCCGACAGCTTCAGTTCATGCGACTAATGAAGCTTATTCGGCTATGAGTGCATCCTCAACGATCAATATCGACGGCAGCACATCTGAAACAGGTTACACGTATACAACAGTGACAGCCCAGGAAAAAGCGGCTATCCGACTGGCAGTAACTCGCTCAACGACGAGCAATCAGTCGGGCATTAAAGCAGTATTCGGAGGAGTTGGACGATGAAGATTAAATTATTGCGAGAAGATGGATCTTTTGAAACGAAAGTTATCGGAAGGGACCCGGACAAGGCTGTTGTGGAGTTAGAAGCACAGAACGAAGAATACAAGGCTCGTCTTACTGACATTGAACTCGCGCTCGCGGAACTATTCTCTGAAGGAGGTGCTTAATCATGGCAATGGCAGATTACAAAATCCGAATTATCGCAAGTGCTTGCCTGACTCGATATGCTGCAGGCGAAGGTAATATTGAAAGCATCATCGACAGCTATGCTCTGGCCGAAGAAAATCGTGGACTGGTGATCGATCAGATCAAAACAAAACGACCAGAGTTAGAATTGAGCCCCGCCATATAAGCGGGGCTTTTATTTTGTAGAGAAAGCAGGTGGTGGGATGGACTGGAGCTCATTAACGGTTGTAATTGGGGTTTGCACTGGTTTGAGCGGTATTATTTTAGGTTGGCTGGGGCGGTCGCGGTCCATACGAAATGACACGGCTGCTGAAGCTGGCAGGGATGCGACCTTGCGTACGGATGTCGAGTACATCAAGCGTGGTGTTGATGATATGCGAGTCGAACAGCGAATACAGGGGCAGAGGTTCGATATTTTGGCAGAACGGGTTACCAGAGTAGAGGAATCGTCCAAACAGGCTCATAAACGGCTTGACCGATTGGAGGCGGAGCACTAATGGAACAACAGGATATTCTTACGCTAGCCGCCCTTGTGGCGGCTTTTGTTGGTGTGGTCAAGGCTTACGGTGTCCCGGCTAAACACAGCTCAGTGATTGCTATTGGCGTGGCAGCCATATTCGTACTCGTACCTTCAACGGTACGAGATACGATTATTAACATTGCTACGGTTGGGCTCACCGCGTCTGGTGCATACAGCTATGTGAAAACGAAGGATAGTGGCAAGGATGCAAGCTAAATCAGCCAGTAATGTTAGAATCATTGACGTTTCTCATCATCAGGGCTTAATCAACTGGACAGCAGTAAAATCGGATGGTGTACAGGGGGCATTCATCAAAGCGACTGAGGGGAAGACGGTCCTTGACAATAAGCTCGAAGTGAACGCTAAGGGAGCGGCGGCAGCCGGTCTTGTAATTGGTTTTTATCACTACGCTCATTCGGAAAATAATGATCCCTTGGCGGAAGCAGCCCATTTTGCCAATGCGGTAAAAGGTTTTACAGCCCAGTTTCCATATGTCTTGGATGTGGAAGGGAAGGCGTCTGTAATTGGCAGAGATCCATTATCCGAATGGTGTTTGACTTGGCTTAAGGAGGTAGAGCGTCTTACCGGACATCCAACGATGATTTATACAGGGGCGAGCTTTGCAAAAACTTTCTTAAATAAGCAGGTCGCATCGTTTCCGCTATGGGTCGCTCATTACGGCGTAGAAACGCCAATGGCGAACAGCATATGGAGCACATGGTCCGTATTTCAATATACCTCCAGCGGAAAAGTAAATGGGATAACAAGCGATGTAGATTTGAATGCCATGGAGAGAGAGTTCTTCGATAAGTATGCTCAGCTTGCTGTTGCTGTAACGAAGAGGGAGGAGGAATATATTCTCAAACCTGATGATGCTAATAAGATTATTCCATTCTTGTCAGCTGCTTATAAGGCCACGCGAGATCCGGAGGCGCGGGAAGAGCTGCACCGGCTTGCTAATGAGTTGCGTAAAGCATCTGGGCAAAAGGAACAGTAG